CAAGATGTTATGTAACTTCCGATGACCAAGTGAGAATATTAAGGACACATTATGGTTCAACTTGAATGGTTCATATACGGAGCATTGTTCGGTTGGTTAGCACAGCCAACATGGGAAGTAATTAAGAAAATTGTAAGTGAAGCAAAAAAAGCAAAGGAAGAATGGTAATGGATGTAGAATCAGCATTGTATTTTTTAGGTGGCTCAATCTTTATTGGGCTTGGTATTTGTGTTATCGGCATGTTTTTATTGTTGATGAACAATATTTACCACAAGTTTTGGAAACCTGTTGAGTGGACAATACCACAATATAGGTTCATTGATGCAACCGCAGAGCCAAAGCCAGTTGATAAAACAAACGAGCCCAAGCTATAAATTAGACATGGTATACTAGTAGAAACACTTAGTTTTTATTGCAACGCAACATATATATTTGTATGACACAGGAGTGCATAACAAATGAAAAATCATATACAAGAACTTTACCACGAATTAAAATTGCTTATTAAGGAATTTAATTCACCAATCGCTTATCAATAAGGAAAAACAAAATGGATATCACACAAATTCAAACCAAATCAAAAGAATTCACAATCGCAATGATTGATGCAAACGAACAAGCATTCAATGCTGGCGTCAAAGCATTCAACAAATTTATAGGTTCCGATTATGCTACATACACATATGGGCTAACATTTATGGGATCGGAATTTAGTAAAAATGCAAGAAAAATCGTTGAAGAATTCTCAGACCTTGCGCCTGCAGGAAATCAAAAGTAATCTCAATTGCTTCCACCCAGTCGTTCGCAACGGCTGGGTTATTAAATTCTCCATCTATAAAGACAGTGGCATTCTTCTAATTTTTACCTCAAAATATACCGGGCAAACAATAATTCGTTACTGTGATTCGGAAGATGGTGCAGTAGACTATATAAATATAGTCATAGAAAAAGATGCAACGGTCCATCAAGACCACAGAGAATTCTAAGGAGATAAAATGGCTTTAACAATGTCGGGAACGACACTAACATTTAACGATGCTACAACACAAACAACTGCGGCTGGCGGAGCCGCTGGATATACGGCCGTAGGTGCATACGGTGGATTTTTATATACATCTACCACTCAGCTGGTCCCCAACGGGACTATTTCCGGTAGTTATTTGTATAGAGTTAGTTCGCAAACTACAGTAATCTCTCAAAATCCATTTGAGCCCACCGCCGCCGCAAGTGATTTTAGAAATGCAACAAGTAGTCCATTAACTTGGCGTTCCGATTATGGTATGGTTGTAGTTAATCAGTCGGGAACATGGAGACTTGTAAGCGCAAATGGCAACAGAGCACCCACCACCGGCACCACTTATTATGGCGCAACTGTCTCAACTCACTTTATAGGCATGTATCAAAGAATATCTTAATTTTGAAAGAAAAAAATGATTATAGAACAAATTAATTATACAGTTGTCCGTAATTTAAAATGGACTAATCCGGAACATACCGCATTTAATTGTGAAGTAAACTTCAATCATCTTTGGGAAGAGTTTGTTCCTTTTCATTGTACAAAATCGGAAGCTGAAGGATTGATTTATACCCACACAAAAGAAATATGGGAAAGATCCTTATCTGGTGAGTTTGGTCCAATTGCTGAATATGAAGAACCAGATAATCCTCCCATTGAACTTCAACCCCATTTAATTATTCCAGTTTCAATTAACGGCCAACCAGAGGGAGATTTTCTATGAGCGTAGATGTTAAATTAGGATGTGTTGAAAATTTATTCACACGCATGATGCATTTTAAAAATGTAGGTGATATTGAGATTGGCCATGTACATCAACATGACCACTTGACTTTGCTTGCTAAAGGCAAATTAAAAGTTACTATTGATGGTCAGGAAACAAAATTTACTGCACCTCACATGATTTATATTCACAAAGACAAAGTGCATGAATTGGAAGCATTATCCGAAAACACTGTTGCTTATTGTATTCATGCGCTAAGAGATAAAGAAACTGGTGAAATATTGGATCCCGATATGGTGCCAAAAGGATCTATTGCCCAAGCGTTACAAACATCTGAGCGCATTGCTATTTTGTGATAGTTAAAAAAAGAATAGTTAAATCTTGGTCATGTGCAAACGAAGTGACGCCTGCTACAAAAGGATTTATTACTAATCCTTTTGGGCGTGACAGAAGATATTCAATGCAAGATTCACATCCACTGTGGTCAAAAGCATTTTCAGAATTTAACCTCATTCCTGTTTCCGTAGAACCAATGTTTAAATGTTTCACGGGTAATCATTTTATTGATGGTGCTTTTGCTCACAGGCATATTGATGGAGCACCTGAAGGACTAGTCCACACCAGATGTAATTTGATGATTAAGAAACCACTTATCGGTGGTGATCCAATTCTTGATGATGAAATTGTTTATGTTGAAGAAGGCGATTTATGGTTATGTTTGGCTAGTATGGAGTATCATTCAAGCACACCGATAAAAGGTGGTGAAAGAATTATATTTTCATTCGGTGGTCTTGTGCCAATAGAACAAATCAATAATCTATTATGCAATACACCAAACGATTCACACTAAACAAATATGAGTTAGTACTCGCATACAGCATCAAGTGGAAATCATACCCAGGCGATGATGGTAAATATTATGAGAGTGAGGAAGTAAAGTATATTAAGTTTGGATTGGCAAATAGAATGTTGAAGGCTGAATCTGAAGACAACTACCGAGGCTTCACATTACTCGGACTTGATGTTGGCATTGGTACCAAAACACAAACCGAACAGATTATTTGAATTGTGACAGTTTTGTTTCAATTACATTAAAATCTAGATAAGTGTATGGGGTTGTCCCATATCAACTATAAGGATTCAAAATGAAAAGACTAATTGCAAGCATATTAGCCACTATATCAATCACAGTATCAGCCGCAGATATCACAGGCGCTGGTGCTACATTCCCTTATCCAATCTATGCTAAATGGGCCGAAGCCTATAGTAAAGAAACTGGTGTTAAATTAAACTATCAATCAATCGGTTCATCTGGTGGTATACGCCAGATTAACAACAAGACAGTTACATTCGGTGCTACCGATGCGCCAGTCAAAGGCGAAGACCTTGATAAATTGAATCAGATACAATTTCCTGCTATCATCGGCGGTACTGTACCGATTATAAATCTTGATGGATTCAAAGCTGGTGAGTTACGTATCACTGGTCCTGTTCTAGCAGAAGTATTCATGGGTGATATTGTAAAGTGGAATGATCCAAAGTTACAAGCATTGAACCCAGGTAAGAAATTGCCCGATACTAATATCACAGTGGTGCACCGTGCTGATGGATCAGGTACCACATTTAATTGGACTGATTATCTCACAACAATATCAAAGCCATGGGCTGATAGAGTTGGCAGAGGTGCCGCAGTTAAATGGCCTGCCGCATCATCCGTTGGCGGTAAGGGCAATGAAGGTGTGGCTGCTAATGTAACGAGAGTGAAAGGTGCTATTGGTTATGTTGAGTATGCGTATGTAAAGAAAAACAATTTGGTCTTCATGCAATTACAAAACAAAAATGGTAAATATGTCAGTCCAGATGATTTAACATTTGCATCGGCTGCGGTCGGTGCTGATTGGTTCTCAGTACCAGGTATGGGTGTATCCATTGTGGATCAAAAGGGTGATAATACATGGCCTGTAACCACAGCATCATTCATTATCATGTACAAGGATCCAGTTGATAAGAAAGCATCCGAAGAAGTGCTAAAGTTTTTTGATTGGTCATTCAAAAATGGTAAGAAACTATCCGAAGAATTGGATTATGTCCATCTACCAGAATCATTGACTAGCCAAATCAAATCAAAGGTATGGGCACAGATTAAATAATTGCCTGTAATTTCTGAGGGGCTGTAGTATAATGAACTATAGCCCCTTTTTAATTGGACCATTATGTTTATATTTGATGTTGAGACTCTCGGTAAAGAATCTAATTCTGTGATCCTATCAATGGCTGCGATTTATTTTGAACCAGATAAAGAGCCGAGCCACACACAATTACGAGACTCCGCGTTCTTTGTGAAGTTTGATGTACAGGATCAAATCAAGCGATTGAATCGCAAAGTTGGTAAGACAACCATTGAGTGGTGGTCCAAACAATGTGAGAACGCCCGGAACAAATCATTTAAGCCACGTGCTGATGATATTCAATTTGAAATTGGGTATGAGGCTATGCGCCAATGGGCAAATACAAAAAACGATTCAAAGTGTTGGGTCTGGGCTAGAGGCAACCTAGACCAACTGGTCCTTGATAGTATGGAAGAACAACTAGAATTAAAACCTATATGGCCATTCTCT